TTAACTGTCTCAAAATAAAGGGGGCTAACCATAGAATACTCAAGAATTGCAACATCATGGTTGTACTGCTTTTGTATAAGGTCAATTCGAATAGGTTGAGCACTAAAAGATGGCAGTGATGGCCAACTTACTTTAAATGTTGTACCTTTACGGTATTTATTGTGAGAGGTGCTAGACACTTGGAATCCTTATAGTAGAACCAACAGCAATTGAAAACGGGTCTAAATACTCAGGGTTTAAATCCATAATCTTCCACCAAAACGCAGAACTACCTAGCAAAACCTCAGCAACATGGTCAATACGGTCACCGTCTACCCAGGTGTAATAATAAAAAGCAGTTTTAATTGCCGGCCAATCACGATACACGGCCACAACGTACTCACCAGTTCTAGCATCCTGTGCTTTAAGTACAGTTCCTGATGCATATCTACTATCTGAATAAATCATTCTTACTCCTTAGTTAATAAAGTCATTATTAAGGCCACCACCAACGCCAAGATTACCCATGTCATAAAGACCATCATTAGGGAATCCACCGCCACCGCCTCGTATACTATTGTCAGGTTTACTAGGAGCAGGTGTAGGGGCAGGCTCTACTGGGGTATTAACCAAAGGATAATCAGGAAGACGGGCAAAGTTTATCCCTACGTTAGTAAACAGAGGAACCATTTGTTCATTAAAGATTACGTGCTCAATTTTCAGGCTAGTTACAGTTCCCAGATATCTAAGAGATTTACCTAGGTGTAGTTCAACAGGTCGAGCTCCAAGATAGCCCATATCTGCTGTTTGGTTATTTCTTAAATAACTTTTGAGTGTGTAGCCAAGCAATGTTCTTAACAAATACTCAACATCATACATTGTACCCATAGTATAAATTTGTTTTTGAGCATTAGCAGATGGGAGTTTACCAGCGTATGCTTTTGTTGCATTTCCCTTTAACTTACCGTTTTCGTCATAGTACTTCATATCAAACATTCGGTTGATGAGAAGCTGGAAACTAATTGTACTTTGGGTAACGTTAGTTCCATACATAACGAACTTGTCTTGGCCGCTAATTTCAAACCCCTGGTCAACGTTAGGCATACCAGAGTAGTCCATAGAGATAGTGGCTGGGTTGTACATGAACTGGAAACCGTAATTAGTTCCGTAGGTACTTACTGAACTTGGAGGCTGTTGCCCACCCTGGTATTCAACACCATTTGAAGGTGGAATATAGGAAACAATCATACCCTTGCTAGATTTTGACCCAGACCATAGTTCATTTGCAGAAGCAACTGTTCCAGGCCTATTTGAAGAAAAACCAGCAGCAGATAAAAAGCTTGCTCTAGTGCTGTAATAAGCATCAACAACACTAGGGGAGTTATACTCCATAGTATTACTTGGTTTAGAAATGTGCGCTGCTTGCCCAGCGTTATACCCAGGCGTATCCATAAAAGAACCCGGTACGTAAGTCCGATTAGAAGTTGCCGCTGCTCTAGTAGCAATAATTGCAGATTGGGTATTGTTAAGCTCATTCTCACTTAACTGGGCCTGTAATTCCGCTACTTGTTGCAGTTTAGTAGCCTTAGATGCATTATAAGAAATTATAGTTGTATCTGTTGCTGGGTCACCACCAGCATCAATTACAGAAGCTGTTTGTGTTGAGATTTGCCCATCAAGAACAGTAATATCCGATTGTAGCTGTGCAATTCTTGTTTTTAAATCAGAAGTAGCAAGATTACTTCTTATCTGAATCATAGCCATTATAGACTCCCAAGGTTAGATGTCAAAGATTGATTGTTTAGATACTCTTGAACATACTCAGCAAACTTCTTAGCGGATTCAGGGGTAGCGTCTTTAATATTTACAGTAATACCACCAACGTTATTAACTACGCCTCCAGCTCCACCGCCACCAGCGGTTCCACTAGAACCGGTAGCTCCACTACCAGTATTAGATGCAGACATTCCAGGTGATGTTCCTTCAGAAACACCGTACATAGCGCCTAAATCAATATTTAAAGCAGACCCTAGTTTAGAAAAAGCAGTGTTTAAGTCACCCCCATAAAGGGCTTGAAGACCAGTAAAAAGGTTACTTGCTTGAGTTGCCTGTGCTTCACTAACTCCATAAGTGTTACCTTTAGAGCCGGTTGCTAAAAGTTGTCTAAGAGTCTTGGGGTCTACAGTAGTTGTTCCTTCAAAAACCTCATAGTGAAGGTGGTACCCATAAGATTTACCAGTCCTACCGACTTTACCAATAAATTCTCCAGCCTTTACTTTTGCACCCTTTTTTCTAAGGCTAGATGGAGTACTTCCTTTTAATAGGTGTGCATAAAGGCTATAAACTCTTTTTCCGTTTTTACCCACACCGTGGTCTATTTTTACATAGTTTCCATATGTAGTTCCCGAGTAGATTGGCTCACCGTCGTCACCAATCTTGTTTTCTGGGTCGTCGTAAACACAACCAGCAATTGTTCCACCAGTCACAGCAAAAACGTCTGTGTCTTTACCAGCAGCATAGTCAATTCCATCGTGAACCTGACCTGCAGTTCCGTTTCCTGCCTTTTCAACTTCCCCGTATTTGTACCCACCACTAGTAGTCAAAGTACCTTTTAACGGAGGACTAAATGAATTTCCACCAGATGCGCCTAGGGTTACTCCACCTTTATCAAGTCCACCAAACATATCTGAAATAGAACCTGTATCAGAACCCATTGACTTATCTGCAGATGTTGCTCCACCTGGACCACCAGCGTTTGCTCCACTTCCACCCATTAGCCCTGCACCAACTCCAGCAGTACCCATTTGTGCGGTAGCAACTAGTCCAGTTAAGCCAACTCCACCAGCAGCAACCGCCGAGGCACCAGCAACAGCTCTAGAGATACCAGTTGGGTCTGCAGACATAATCGCTTCAAGTCCGCTGCTTATTAGGTTAAGGCTAGAATTTGCCATACCCATTAAACCTTGAGTCGTTCTACCACCTAAAACAACTTGAAGGCTAGAAGTTAACCCACCCATTGTTCTAGCCAAAACTCCAGCAACAAGGTCCAATCCTTTAAGAGCGACTGTAGCTGTTTTAAGACCGTGGATGTATTGTGGAGTAGCAGCTTTTTCTGCACCCTCTGCTGAAGTTTCAAGGTCCATTAAAGAGTTTAATGGGTTTTCGTTAAATTCAGTCAACCCAGTTTCTAGACTTCTAGCACTTTGAGCGTCCATCAACTTTTTCATTTGACCCTGGTCACTCAAGTCCATCTTATTACCGGTAGCACGTTCAATCATGTACTGCTTAAACAACTGCTGCTGGTCAGCACTTAGGCCAGAAGCTGCGATATTCGCTCCAAGGGCACCTTTACGAATAGAGTTTTGAACGTCTTCAGCAGTAGCATTTGCTCCAGGCCTTTCCATTCTTCCAGCCAAATCTTCAAAGATTTCAGCCATGCTTCTTTCTTTACCGGTGATTGGGTCAGTAGTATAGATACCAAAATTACGCATAATATTGGCAGACATAGCTCCAGTTCCAAGACCACCAATAGCCGCTGCAGCAGTCTCGTTAGACATGTTTAGGTATCTAGCAGCGTTACCTACAGCTCTAACATTTCGAGTGTATGTGTCACTTCCAGCAGTCATTCCTTGATTAGCAAAAATATTAGCAACATTTGCGCTTGAGCCGGAACTGGTGATACCCATCATTGATGAGAGAGTTCCATAAGTTGCGTTTTCAACTTCACCACGACTTATTCTTTTAGCGCCTCTGAAGCCTCCCATAATAGTCGCGTTATAATAAGTACCAGCACGTTGAATAGTTGAAGATACGTCAGGAAGAAAATTAGAAAAGCCTTTAGACATACCAGCAGCAAAGTTGGTAAAGTCAGATAGACCGACTCCTGGTCGGAATAAGCTGTTTTGCAAATCAGCAGGACCCGGCATACCGCCAGTGTTACCGTAGCCCATGCTTCTTTGGCCAAGGACAGCGCCAGCTAGCTTAGTGCCAACACCAGATACTCCACCAAACTTAGTTAGGCTCTTTGCTGCATCAGCTAAGCTATCTTTAATTGTTTTAGAAGACTTAGCAATATCTGCAGCATCTTTTTTAGCCTGGGTAAGATTTTGCTTTAGCTCTTTACCAGTTAACTCTTTGTCAGCCATCGGACTTCCTGCTTACTTTTCCAAAAAATTTAGCTATCTCTAGCCAATTAGTTCTTTCTCTAGGACTAAGGCTTTTAACTTCTTCTAAACTCCAACCAGAAAATGCGGTTGAAACCAAAGCCCATTCCTCGAGTAATGTTCTATACCTAGTTACATTAGAACCGAAATAAAGTCCCAATATTAATCGGGACCACGACCTTTCCTTCACAGTCAGGGCATTCTACTTCAATATTATTAAACTTTGGTCCAGGAGCACGTTTTGCTAACTCTTCGCCAATTCTACGACGGTCAGCCAAGTTAATGCCCTGTGCCTGAAGCTTACTAAGTACTGGTGTGTCATCTATTTCAAGAACGGTTTGCTCCAATAGTAATGTTGTTAGTTCTGCTACAGTTTTGTCCGAGTTATTAACAAGGTGTTTCTGTGTAGTTCCATCTGGTAAAGAAATAAGATAGCTGTGCTTCTTACCCTTAACAGTGAACTTACGGTCATTGATAGGATGAGCCAAGGTAGTAATCTCGATATCCTCATCAACGTCAATCTGCACCGGCTTATACTCTGAACAACCATTACAGAAACCTTCGAGTTCTGCCTCATTTCCAAAAGTGACTTTATAGATTCCCAACAAAAGTGCGTCTCTATCACCAACCAAAAGCCGGTCAATCATCTCTGAAGTTACTGGCATATCTCCAATAGAAACAACCGCTCTTTCTAGAAGGCCATTGAATGCCTTAGCAAGAGTAGCTGCCCTTCCGATATACTCTTCATCCTTACCGTTTAGTTCACGAACTTCTGCGGTCTTGATGACCTCCCCAGTGGCTGTAATGTAGCCACCAGGGAGAAGCACCATAGAATCTGAAGGGTATGTAATTTCTGAAAATACTTGTTCTTGTTGTTTTCCTTCCGCCATAGCCTGCTCTGCGAGCTGGTTTAGTAGATTTGGATTGGCGGCTGTTACTTTTTCATTCACGGTTTATTCTCCTATGTTATTTTTAATTAGTTAGCAAATGGTTTAGCTGAACCTGCAGCAGTTAGGTTTGTGGCCCAGTTGACGTCAAAACCTTCGTGAACAAGAGTCATCTGCTCTACGAAGATAGCGTTGTCACCTGCGTTTAGGTCTGAGTATGCAACGTTGGTTGGCCAAGCGTTGTATACCTGGAATCGCATTGATACGTGGTCAGTGTAGTTAGCACCAGTCAACTCAGTGTTTCCACCACCTGAACCAGCAATTGGGTGCGATAGCACTGCAATTTCAACGTCGCAACGGAAGTTAGTTGCCTGGTTTGCGCGGTTTGTGCCACCCTGTACGGTTGCAAACAACTGACGCATCCAGTCCCAGTGCTGCTTGGTACCAAGAACGACACCACGCTGTAGCGAGATAGGAGCAAAAGTTGTCTGACCAGGAATCTGGTGGACAGTGGTGTTGTATCCACCTTCACGGTAAGGGATTGAGTCAGTAGTTACTGCTAGTCCCGAAACCGAAGTGAATCCAACAGTTACTTTCTGTACGCCAGCTGGAAGCCAAGTAGCATCTCCAGAGTTTAACGGCTTGAAAGTAACGAGAAACCTAAAGTTTCTGATTGGGTCTGTCTCAAGTGTTGAGCGGTTATTGATTACTGTAGCCATAGTTTATTTTCTCCTTAGATTACTGGCCGACGATTTGGCTTAGGTTGATGATTACAAACTCACCTGGGTACTCAAGAGCAACACCAACATCAACGTTAACAATTCCGTTAGCGATAGACTGTGATGAGTTGTTTTCTGAGTCACACTTAACAAAGAATGCGTCTTCAGGATTTGCTCCTCTTAGACCACCCTGGTTGCGGTATGTGTTTAGGAATGCAGAAAGAGTAGTTGTAATACGAGCCCATAGAGCCTCACTGTTGCTTTCAAACACAGCAAACTGAGTAAGGTCTGACAAACTCTTTTCGATGTAGGTTAGAGAACGGCGCATTGCAACATAGCGGTTTGCTGTTCCATCCTGCTTTAGAGTACGTCCACCCATTACAACAATTCCTGCACCAGGAACGTTACGAATAGCGTTCAATGGGTAAGTAGAGTTGTTTAGAGTATCTAAGTCATCATTTGTAAGTAGCTTTTCAATAGCAATAGCATCTTGAATTTTAGCTCCAATACCAGCAGGAGTCTTGTAAGGACCAGCCTTGCGGTCATTGAACAAGTACAGACCTGCAACAGCACCAGCTGGGCCAATCTTACGAAGTGGGCTACCGCTGATTGAGGTGTCCTTGATAAATACGTGTGGGTAGTAAACTGCTGCACGGCTTGACACAGTTAACTGGCCAGCATAAGTTCCAGCTGCAGCAACACTCAAGTCTACTGGAGTGTCTAGTATTGTAAATCGGCTTGTGTTTACTTCACTCCATGCAATCAAAGCATTGAATACAGTTTGAGAGTTTGCATCACTCAAGAACTTAGTTGCATCCGGAAGGAAGAACACAAGTGGACAGTCAACAACGTTAAACTCGTTGAACACCGCGTATGATGCAACAGTTCCTGCGTTTCCAGTATCACCAGTGTAATCTCCCTTAACAAGAGTTGCAGTGCTTAGAGTTCCTGTCAATGGGTAGTACAAAGCGTTTATAGTTGCAGTAGGAGCAGTTACAGTTCCGTTTACTTGAACATGGTTAGATGACAATGCAAGAACTGTTTTAATGTAACTGCTAGAGTCAGGCTGGTCAAAGCTAACTGAATTAAAGCGCTCAACCTCTGTGTTAAGAGATGCTCTGCTTTGTGTAAAGGTGCTGCTGATGTAGTCGCTGTCACCATCATCAAAGTATACGTGGAAATCATAATAGTCTTTTCCATTAATAGTAACTTTGTTATCTACCTTAACTCGAAGAGAGACGCTGTTGTTACCCTTGTACTTTGCTTGAATAGCAGCAACTTTAATAGGAGTTGAAGCGGTGTCGTAAATGTCAACTGTTGCTTGAGGGGCATCAGATGCAACTACACGACGAACGTAAAGGTCTGTTCCACCATTGTTGAAGAACATTCTTACGCTGTAAGTAGCAGGATAGCTACCATTTAGGCTACCAAATTTATCTTCAAACTGAGAGTAAGAAGTAACTCGGGTAATTGTTGTTGGGCCCTTGGCAAATTGAGCCACGATAGCACCAGAAGCAATAGCTGAATAGCCGAATGCATTGGTGGTTACCGCTAATGGAAGTTCATTAATATAAACTCCAGGGTGGTTATACACAGTCATTTAGACTCCTTGGTTAGTTAGTTTTTTCGAGAGGTTCCGGGTTATTCAGTTATTGTAGAAGTCTCAGTAATTTGAGTTGGACCGTCAGGCATAGTTGTAACTCGTATAACTGCCTGTTGTACTCCGATTATTTTTTTGTAAGTATCCTGTGGAATTTCGCTAGAAACACGCACAGTTACAGCGTTCATGAATAGTCTCTTACCCGATTCTGTCATATCGCGTTTAGAGACATCCAAAACATCTAGGCGACGTAGAGTATTAGTGTTAGTAGTGGTACCACCTGAGGTGACGCTCTTTTCCACTATATCTAAGTAGCCAAATCTAAAAGGTAGTTTAGAGTGCAACAACTGTGCCATAAGAGTACGGTCGTGCACTGGGTTACGTGAATACGCAGTAATTTGGTAGTCCAGAGTAACCGGAATTGGCAAATCTGTTTCAAAAGATTCACCAGCACCTATAGTAATACTATCTGGAATTAAATAGCTTGCGTGTGTTTTTCCACGCATCTCTCGTTCCATATCTCTATTAATATCAATTAAATCGATAGTAATATACGGGTAAATCTGAGTTCTAAGTTCCTGGTCAGGCTGACCAAAGAATACTCCAACTTGACGAGGAGTTTCCATTTCATTTGACTTTTGGTCATAGACAGTGATGCCCTGTAGTTTTTCCCTCAGAGCTTTATCTTCAGCAAGTAAAAATGACATATTACTTTCCGTGTCTCTCTAGGTGTTTAAAAAATGAGGCTTCAGAATTTGTATCTTTATTTCGATACTTTCTAATAACTGCTGTTGGAGGTTTTCCTGGAGAGCCAAACTCATGCATAAAAGCGCGTTCGCTATAGTCTGGGTGGATGTCTACTACAAACCCATCGTTTTCGCTATATTTGACGCTCATGTTGTTTACAACATCAGAGTGCCAACCGCTACTCAAAGCATTCTTTCGAATCTCGTCAGTCATGTCCTTTGCAGTATCATGAAAGGCTTTATCAAAGGCGTCAGGGTCTAGAATCATTTTTAGAACCTAACGACTTAGGAATATCGAATTTCTGATTTGTATAACCTGCAAGTAAAAGGCTAAGCATAGCTTCTTGCTTATTGTTAGGTCTATATCCCATCGCTCCACGGAGAAACTCTTCACGGTCATCAAATTGCTGATAATCGTTTACGTGCTTCCACCAAGGGTTGAAGTTCTGTTCAGACATTCGCATATCCTTATTAAGGCGCAGGTTCTACAAAAGTAGGCAACTGTTCGCACGAACAGCTACAAGTTAAGGATAAGGAATTTTAGCTTAAATTAAAGGCTAATCGTATTTATTTAGGTAGTCATTATTACGGAAGGACTTAAGAGCATGGCAGTTATGGCACAGCGTCATAAGGTTAGACAGCTCATTATTATGGCGGTTTCCGTCAATATGGTCAACCGTAAGCTGGCAAGAGTAGAGAATTGTGGCTGTACACTCAGTCTCCTCACAGAAAGTCTTTTTAAACTGGCGATAGGGAGCCTTGTTTTTGTTTACCGTTTCCCTATGGCGGTTCTTACAGCGGTAATGCTGAACCCCATCACGAACCTTATCTTTAAGGATTTTGACCAAAGTTTCACAGACAGAGCAATAAGCCAGCATTAGGTCTGCATCTATTTCGGTTAGTTTATGACGAGGCAATTTTTTCTTCTTCATGGGTTCACAATAACAAAAAACCCCCTGCAATGCAAGGGGTTTGTTTGTGTTGGGCTACTTCTTCTTTGGCTTACAGGTGTGGCACTTACCACACTTGCCTGTAGTACACTTCTTAATTTTAGCAGCTAGAGCCTTGTCCATCTTAATGTCTTCTTTTTTAGAAGGGTTCTTAGCATCCATCTTCTTGTTTTCAGCTTCAAACTTCTTCTTCTGAGCAGGAGTCATCCCTTTTTCTAGCTTCTTGTGCATCTTCTTGTCAGCCTTTGACTCAACCCACGAAGACTTATTCCTCTTACACGCGGCACACTTGCCACAGGTACACTTCTTAGTTGCCATTTGGTTCCTTCTTTCCGCAACCGCAGTTGCCGCATTTACATTCGTTCATTACTTAAACCCCTAATCTTTTAGATTCAAGAGTAGGATAAGTACTCTTAGATTTAACTTCTTCAATTTGCTTAGCAGCATCTTGCTGTGCTTTAGAGAAAGCTGCTTTTTTAGCTTCAGCTTGCTCTTTTCCTTTTTGGTTAGCGGCCATGGCCACTTCCATACCTTCACCAAACCTAGTTCTATCCTCTGGCCAAACAACTGTGTTGTTAGTTCCTCCTGAATAGTGCTCAGCTAAATGTGAGTTTCCCGGAGGAGCATTAAATAGTCCTCCACCAATATAGAAAGTTCCAGGGTCGCTAATACTTCCCCCATGACCATCATTGTCAGGAGTGGTAGCCCCATACCATGGGCGCGCATAGTTTGGAGTTACGTCACCATTACCTCTAAACTGTGTGTAAGGACCTAACGTAGGTACTGAAGGAATAGTCCCGTGAACTTTTACAAAAGCAGCAATGTCTGCTTTTTGTTGAGAAACCATAGCTTCAGCATCAGCGTAATGTTTACCCCAAGCAGCCTCTAGCTCTGTGTCAGCTAATCCGTCTTTATTAGTAGTAAGCTTTGCAAAGTCTCTATCTTTAGCAGCTTGTCTATGAGAAATGCGCCTAATTAACTCAGTAGCCGCAGAGTTTCTTTGAATAGCGCCTTCCCTGTTTTCGGGGTTTGCGTATAAATCTACAGAGTTATTCGGGTCACCGTAAACAGTATTGCCTGCTTTAGTTGTGTTTTTTTGAACCGCCATTTACTTCTTTCCTGCTCTCCGCTTGTTTTCTTTAGCGGTGTTCTTTCCATGCTTCAAAGGACGTAGGTTAGACTTACGGTCATCAGCATGTTTGTTGTTTTTATGGTCTACATCAACATTACGGGGTAATTTACCGTTTTTCTCTTCATACTCCGCACGGGCCTTATTCTTGCTTGTAGTGTGCCATTTACCGTCTTTGCCCTTAGTCTTGTAGACATAGATTGGACGCCCTCCATTGGCCGCTGAGCCCTTATACGGACCGAATCTCTTGGTCTCTGCCATTATCTGTGTCTCGCTGTCTTTTTAGCAATCTTTTTAGGTTGTGGGACATGTTGCTTACCCTTTTTACCGCCATCGCCTTTTCTTTTTGCGCGATTAGTAGCGGCTTTTTCTGCTGGAGTAAGGTCATCCCAAGCCTTCTTAGGAAGATAGCGTTTTTTACCCTTAGACGGCTTACCATCTGAGGTTCCCCATTCTTCCTTAGTCCACTTATCCAGTGAATGTTGGGACTTTGCTTTAGCCATTAGTTCTTGTAGCCTCCGCCAGCCTTCTTGTACTCTGCAGCAAGGAGCTGGGCTTTTCTAGCTGACCACTCTCCTGGGTCTCCACCCTTGCTGCCAGCCTTAATCTTCTTAAACAATGATTTACGAAGCTCTGGCTTAGTGTAGTTGCCAGCCTCGTTAACCTTAGACTTACTTTTTTTTACTGCCACTTCGTTTTCCTTTACCAATTTCTGGATGTTTCTTGTGGTATGCCTTAGTAGCTTTTACACCCTGCTTAACAGTTTTAGAACCAGCAAGCTTGGTTAGATTCATGCGTTCTTTCTTGCCAGACTTGCTAGTCTGCTCAACAACGATGTCGCCTTTATCTCCAGCACCACGGTCTTCTTTTTTCTTAGTGACTTTGTGTTTTAATCCACCTGCAGTAACTTTAGTCATTACCATTTAACCTTATTAGCCCAGTAAGCTGCAGACATAGGTCCTTTGGCAATGTTCTTAGCATGACGGTCTTGAAAAGCCTTACGACGAGCAGCATACGCCTTAGACTCGCCCTTCTTCTTTGGCGAACCTTTAACGCCTTGCTGACCAAATCGGATAGTCTTAACCTGGTCTCCAACTTTTGCTACAACAACATGTGACTTTGCAGCCCCTGGAGTTGCCTTAGGCTTGTTGTAACCCGATACTCCAGCACGTACTAGGCGTGGGTCTTTACCCTTTGAGTGGTGTTTCTTCTTTTCAGCCATTATTTACCATGTCCTTCTCTAAATGCCTGCGCTTTACGAGCAGCTGCACCGGCACCGCGCCTAACTGCTCGAACAGCTTTACCGCCAATTTCAACAGTTTTTTTACCTGTTTCCTTAGCAACTTCTTTTACCTTTGCTTGAACTTCTGGGTTCTTTGCAATTTCAATGCCTTTGTTAACTGCGGCAGCAGTTCCTTTTTCAACTAAAGGACCAGCTACAGTACCTAGAATAGGGTGAGACACAGTTAATGCGGTACGGACTACTTTTCCCGCAGCTGCTCCTGGGTCCTTAGAAGTAGCAACATCATGGATAGTTTTTGCTATTCTACCTGCTTTTCTAATGCCCATTAGCGGCCTTTCCTGGTTCCCATGTGCTTAGGAGGCTTAGGTAGCTTACCCTTGTGCTTAGGAAGAACTGTCTTTCCACCACGACCAATGTGGTCTTTGGTGTTTCTTTCATTGGTTACTGGTTTACGTGCCATTAGTTCACTCCATAATTAGATTTAGAATTTACAGGTTTCTTGCCTTTAATTTTACCAACTTTAGCAGTGTGATGAGCCTTAACAGTTTCAGAAGCCTTACCGTTTTTCTTAGGGCGAGAAGTTTTAGTTTTAGGAATTCTTACAGATTTAGTTGCCATTCTTTACCTTCTTAACTAGTTTTTTCTTCTTGGTATGCTTTTCCCACTCTTTAGCCATCTCTGGCTTATTGGCATACATCCATGCACGTTGGGCTTGAGATAGAAATGGCATACTACCAGCTACTTAGTGCAGTTCGTTTCCAAGTGTTGGTTGCAACACACACATACAAAAATCCTGAAGCATAGGCCATCTGACCAGCAGTACCAGTTGAGGTAGCTGTGGAGGGTGCTGATACCCATGGGCCGACTTTTGTGTCTAAATAATCAAGGGCACTATTTAGGGTTGTTCCCCAAGCAGTCTGTCCTACTGTAGGTTTAACTAATGGCATATTTACTCTCCGTAACTATCTGAGCCATAGGCTCCGTTTCCATATCCAATTGTTCTATCCTCAGCTAATGCTGGGGTAGCATATTTAAGGAATTGTGGGTCATTGACCAACTCTTCAGCGTTCATTTGGTTGCAATCAACAGTTACTACAGCCCAGTTATAGCCAAAGGAACCACGAGGCAAAACACGTGTAGGAACGAATACCTGGTTACGGTATACAACCCTGTCTTTAATATGACTGCTAGGGTTAGTCAAAAGACCAGGCAAAAGTCGTTCCGCATCTCCAGCGCTAATTACAAGTCGTAAAGTATCTGTAACATAGAAACCACGCTGGTTCATAACGTTAGTTGAACGAATAAGCTGTGCCATAACTACAGGCATGTTAAAAGGAAGCATCCAACGACGCCCACCACCAGTCACAGAACTGCCTACATCATAAACGTCATCAACAATACTTGTGTAGTTATCTTGTAGATAGTAGTCTTGCCAACGCCACCAATTAACGTCAACACCTACTGTGCCGCCCAAATCCTCAGCAATACCCTCATACATTGAGAGGGTTTCGTAATCTAGGTCAAACCTACCCTGAATTTTATTCCCACGCATTAGGTATTCGTAGTCCAACCACCAATAGAAGTAACACTAGATACACCAAGCTTTTCTACTCTAATAAAGCTTCCAGCTAAAACTTGAGTTCCTGTTCCAGGAGAAGTGCTCCAGTCAATACGTGGTTGGAAGTAAGAACTTCCAGCTCCTGTTCGGATTATTCCTTTAATATTAAAGAGTACAACAGGGTTTGTATCTGCTGGGTATAAGTCAATTAAGTTATCAGCTACATAGCTGCTTCCTGCAAAAGTTTTGTCTTCAAGTGAGTAGTGAGTTGTTGTATCTGGACGAGTTCCAACCACCCAGTTGTATCTGATTGTTGACCAAGCTGTCATTCCAGTTTGTTCAAAACCAAAAGCAAAATTCTTAGAAGTTGTGTTTGCAGCAAGAATAACTCCTTGTATTTCAAACTGGTAGGTAGTAGATGCTTCTAATGGAAGTCGATTATCAAAAATGTTTTGTTCGCTATTAGTTCCAATCATGTCTTGGTTTGAGTTTAAAACATAGTAAGAGGCTTTATTTGCTGTGAAATTAGTATAAGGAATGTCTGCCCAAGCAGAAGTTCCGTCTCCAATTTTTAATGAAGAAGTGTCGGTTTCTACGGCAGCTTCACCTTTAGCAAGAACTACTAGAACAGCAGTTCCTGAAGTAGTGGTAGCCCCACCAGTAGTTCCAGTAGTTAACTTTATATCAAAAGTGTCAGTAGCAACAGCAAAAATAACTGCAGTGGTATTATATGGATTATTTCCGGTAGTAACGGTAAGTCCAGTAACTGTCACAGTGTTACCAACAACAAACCCATGAGCAGTAGATGAGTATCTAGCAACTGTATCTGTACCAACAACTACTGAAGCGCTAGTAACAGTTTTGCTGTTACCAGTTGCTGACCATTCTGATTTAGTACCAGCTCTAAGCTTAAGTACGGTATTTGCGGGCATTATAAATCCTTATCTATATAGTCTTATTTTAGGCCTAATTTAATTAGGCAACTTGCTGAACTGTAACAATTACAGATGCAGTAGTAGGTATTGTAGGAGTAGTTCCTGCAGAATAATAATGCAAAGTAACTCCTGTACTATCAGCGTGCCACATAAGTTCTATGTATTGACCAGCAGTAACGGAAACAAAGTAATTCCAAGCTGAAATAATTGCGCCATTAACTGAGCCGTGCCTACCTGGTACGGTAACGTGTCCAGTACTACCAGGGATATCAGTACCATTTTTTCTTAACCATACAGCTATATCCTGGTCAGAGTTCGATGTGTTCATAAACTGCCCACTCCACTGAAGATTGTACAAACCGGCATGAGCAAAGGTTATTCTAGTAAGACCTGACCCATTACTAACAACAGTTACGCCATTACTAAAGTCTGTTGTTCCAAGCTTCATTGCATAAGCAGTAGTAGTGCTCGCAATTGTTTGTGTTGTGTCATCTTGAAATGCTCCATAAAAAGGAACACTTTGGTATCCAAGTTGACTCCAAGTAGATACCCCGTTACCAACCTTGGTTCTATTGGTGTCTGTTTCTACAGCAGGTTCACCATCAGCAAGAATAGGGTTAATTGAAGCCCAATTGGCTTTAGTATCCCGTCTGTGCTTTATAAGCGTTTTTCTAGGCATTATCCTATCCTAAATGTTTATTTAGCCCAGTAGAGGCTTAACTTTTTAATGTTTTTACGGTGCCGTAGTTCCTGCTACCGCTACCACGTCATCCACGTAAAATACTTCTGCATCTGAGGCAATTGAGATAGTCATGTTGGTGTTACCTGCACAAACTACGTTTTCAACTTTTATGTTCACCCATGGACCAGAAGCAGTGTGGGACAAAACAGTTTGCTTGCTCGCAGTTCCACATTGTAGAACGACAGTTAAAGAGCCAAATGAGTTAGCGTTCTTCAGCCACAAGCTGAGTGAGTAAGCCTGACCAATAGTTAGAACACCGGTTCGAGAATAACTGGTATATGGGGCATCTTCGCCAAATAGATAACTTACAAACATGCTTGCTGGTGAAGAGTTGTATACAGCAGTGCTTCTGGAAACATCGTATTCATTATACCAACCGTTAACATTTACGGTAAACGAACCGTTCAGAACCAAGTCCCCGGCAGGTGCAGATGCAGTTTTGATTGAGCCAATAAGTCCCTGAGCAATGCCAGCCATTATGTCAGCCCGTTTCCAGAGATTAGCCAAGATGTGGAGGTTATCTTTACAGCTGTTGCAATACCAAATGGAGCTAGAGTTCTGGAACCTGTAGTTCCTGGACCTGCTAAATACATGGTGTCTGTAGTGATAGCAATAGTCATTGTTGCACCAGAGCCGGCAATAAATGTAAGGGTAGTTCCAATAGGTAGTGCAAGGTTGGCATTTGAGTTAATAGTCACTGTTCGTGTTGCCGAAGCATAAATGTGTTTTCCAGCATCTGTAGCTGCCACTGTATAAGAACCAGTGGTCGTGGCATTCTGTGGAATACCCATAAAGCCAAAACCAGCAGCAGCTGTAGTTGTAGTTCCGTTGTTTAAATCAAGAGTTGTTAATACTTTTTTTGCCATGAAGTAATCCTAGCCGATAATTACATAACGATATGTTGCATCTGTGGTAGCTGCTACGGTAACTGTATTTGCGGTAGCTAATGTGACGTCCATGTCCACAAGAGCGTTAGTGCTGTTGTCAAAAATCTGAACAAGGACATATTGGTTATTCATATTATGTGTAATTGTACCAGTACCAGATGACACTACCACTGTTCCGGTCAAAGTACGGGCTAAGGTGAATCCTTGAGCAGCTTGTGAGCTAGGGAGGGTAAGTGTGACGCTACCGTTCAGCGTTGCTGGAGTCAAAGTAGCAATATAGCTTGATGTACCGCCCGCGCGTCCCTGTAACCTAACTGCATCTTGAGTAGAAGCAGCTTGAATAGTTTGAGTTCCCGTAAATGTTTGCGCAGCATCAGTTCTAGCAATAGTTGCGTTAGTGCTTGGGAAGGTCATGGTTGTGTTATCAGTACCTGCAAGAGTAATGCTGTTGTTTACGGTAAGTGTTTTTAGGTCAGCAATAGTGAGGGAAGAACCAGTTGCTGGTGCGGTAATAGTAAGTTTGTTATAAGTCTTACCTGTTAGAGCAGACGCGATAAATCCGTTACCAACTGTTCCAGAAGTAATCTTTTCACCAGCAAGGTTGTCAATAGTTACCGCACCAGAAGAAACCGAGAACTGTGCTGCTGGGAATGACGCAATACCAGTAGTGGTAGTAGTTGCGTTAGGAACAGCACCTGAACCAGAAAACTGGGTGTAAGAAATGGCATCAGTGCCAATCTTTATAGAGTAGGTAGTTGCTGACCCACTTCCCTGAGTTGCAGTTCCCTTAGCAGTTTGAACAAACTGGTCACCACCAAAAGTGTCACCACCAATAACGTAAACCAGGTCACCAGCAGTAAGGTCACCAAAGTTGTTATTGTCAGCGTCAGTAGAGCGAGTTAGGATTGCGGCTGTTCCAACAGCACCAGCAGTAGTAACTACATAAATACCATTAGCAATGCTAGAGGTTGTTCCTGCCGCACCAGTAGTAACACCATTTTTTACAAGAACACGGTCACCAGCGGCAAGAGTTACAGAAGTATCTAAAGTGACCACTCCAGTAGCGGCATAAGTAATAGTTGCACCAACACCAGTTCCACCATCGCCTGGAGGGTTAGCGGTGGTTGAACCAGCGGCGTAAGTACCTGAGATAGTACCAGTTGTGGCAGCAACTACAGCAGCGTGAATGTTGATACCAGCAGATACGTTATCTACATAGTCTTTGGTAGCAGCATCAGCAGCAGCGGTAGGGGTTCCAAGACCAGTAATCTTGTTGTTACCCATAGCAACAGCGCCACCAAAAGTGGTTGCGTTTAAAGTGTTAGGAATATCAGCAGCAACTAAAGCACGGAATGTAGGAGTAGTTGAACCACCAGATGCAGCACCAGCTAAAACATAGTTATTAGTTTTAGTGGCGTATGGGTTTAGGGTATCACCGTAGCCAGAAGCTAAAGAAATAGCTGGAGTAGTTCCTCCGCTAGATACAACTGGAGAAGTACCTGTTACAGAGGTTACAGTTCCGCTTGTAGTGCTAAGAGATAGCCAAGCGCTGCCGTTGTATACCTTAACGGTTCCACCGGTGTTGAAGTAGATTTGACCAGTAGCTGGCGTACTTGGGTCTGAACCAAGATTTTGCAAAGCCACATTTTGAATCTCAAGTTTAGTGAGGTCAATCGGGGTTAAAAATTTTCTAGCCATTTATTTTCCTAAGATAGATAAGCAAAGCCGCTGGTAGCAATTCCAAAAGTAACCACTACCGAAGTTATGGATGGATAAGAGATTGTTCCTTCTATTACTGTTCCTGCTGAATCGGTTGTTGTAACTGACGGGTAGTACCCAAGAGCGTGAGTTATAGTCCATGTAGTAGTTACTGAGTTTTGTGTAAAAGTTAAAAAGCCACCTGAAGCGCCTTGAGGTCCAGCAGGTCCCTGAGCACCTTGAGGACCTCTTTGCCCAGGAACCCCAGGAAGCAGTGCAATGTCTACTTCTGGTTGAGCCTGGTCATTTGGTACAGAAAAGTAAGAGCTATCATAATTTGTGATAGTTTCAGAAGGCTGCTGAAGTAATGCTACGTCTTTTTCTGGATATATAGTCATTTTAAAGTACCGTTGTTCTACTTCTAACAGTAAAGAACTTACCGCCCTTTATCTCTTCTTGCTCACCTGTAAATGCGTCAATAGTAGAAAGAGACCAGTAAGTTCTTTCTGCTGTACGCAAAGTCTGGTCTTGTGTAAGAGATAGTGTAAATGTATAGTTTTTAGCAACGCTAGTTTCTACCTGACCAGTTAATCCTGTCAAGGACAAAGCAGTCGTAGCTGTTCCAGTAACTGTAAACTGTGTAGTGTTAACTACTGTAGCTACAGTACCTATTCCATTAACGGTAGAATCTACATCAGTAATTGCAATAGCGTTACCAGCAGATAGACCGTGTGCAGCACTAGTTGTAAGAGTAATGGTTGTACTTCCTGAAGTTCTAGAAGCAGCGGTAATAACATCAGTGCCAGTTGTGGCTACTTCTAGAGTAAATGGTTGAACTATAAGAACCGAACTTCTTTGGTTTAACAGGTTAGCAATAAAGGTTTTACCTGCGTAATTTCCGTTAAATACAAGGGTTTCTGTAAAGTCTCTGCCCTGGTAAGCACTAAGCTCGCCAGCCTCTGTAGGCCAAGTAGGAGGCTTGTTTCCAAGAGTAGGTTCTGGCAGGTTGACTCTTTCTGGGTAAGACCTGTCATCAACTTCCTGAGGAACGTATCTTGGGATAAGTCTATTAGTCATCTTAGAAATTCTATTCAAGTCAAAGACTTCAATACGGTATAGGCCAACTCCCATTAGAGCGCAAAGCTCTCTATATTGAGCGTGACGGGTTTGAACCATTTCCATCAACTGACGATAACGTTCAGAACGAGGAATACTTACACCATCAGGAGCAGCAATATCAATATCAAAAGCAGCATCAGTAGCCAGAGTATATAGAGCCAGTGTAGTAGCGTATACAGCGACTGGATACTCCTCGCTGCTAGGGAGAGTGGCTAAAGTTACTTTTCTACCAGTGCTATCAGTCGCATTGGAAGAGTGTTCAGAAACAGCGTCATTAATAAGTTGAGTTAGCTCTGCACCAGTAAAGTATCTGTAGTAATTACCTGCAACAGTAAGTTCATCACCATCAGCAGGAACTAAAGGAGTGACTCCATCATTTTGAAGCAAAACAAGAACGCCAGTAGATTCTTCAATATGAGCGTTAGTAGTAATGTCGTAAGTAGTGCCGTTAGATATCCACTTAGTTTGTACTGTAACTGTGGTTGAGTCTAGAGGAGCGTAGTGTAATTTAAAACGGTTGGTTGAACCATCAGCAACAAACTGGGTAACAAAACTCTTACCAAGGTCGCCAAGCTCTACTCTGACACGTGAGATTAGGCTGTCGATGTTAGCCATTAATCCTCCAAAAATTCTATATATTTATGTTCTCGCATATTAAGAAATAAAACAGCGTAAAAAAGTCCGCCCTGCTGACGAGGAGGCGGGGGCCAGCAGGACGGACAGTTTAAAGGAAATTAAGCTTTCCAGGTATAACCTAGACGTGCAAGGTATGAAGCCAAATCGGCTGGAACCTTGTACTTAACTCCGGCTTTAAAGGTGTAGTTCTGCGGAGCACCGTTTACTACACCATAAGTCATATCTTCGATATCTGAAATCGTACGGATGATTACAAAATCATCAGCAGCTACATTGACACCGACTTCTTCAACCTCGTCTAGCAAGATTGGAGCGTCTGGTCTCTTTGGGTCAAATACGTCATTTTCTAAGCTTGAAGCTTCGGCCTGACGAGATAGTGCAATTTCATCTTGTCTTGCAGCTAGTTCAGCTGCGTTACGCTTTGCAGCTTCTTCTGCTGCACGTCCTGTTGCGTCCTGTGGACTAGTGGGTTTATTTGCCACGATATTTATTCTCCTTGTTAGTTTATTTGTTTGTGTTGGGGGGCCCTTTTGAGGCCCCCCTCGACGAAGGGTTTGGTTATTAGTTGGTGTAAACCTTGTTAATAGCCTGGTCTGTGATGATACCTAGACCCCAGATGGCATACCATGCTAGTGCGTGCTCACGACCAAAGTCTAGAACACCACCGTCACGAAGCTCAACTGGTAGAGAGATTGCGTGACCAAATGCGTTGTCACCAATCATGATTGACTCGTACACGTCAGCGGTAAGAGTGGTTGTGTCAGTTGGGTAAGCAGAGCCAGTACCACCAGCACCGTTTCCAAACTGAGTCAACTCTGGGTTACCACCGCGACCAGGACCAGTGTTAGCCTTTACAGGATAACTGTACTGGTCAGCTACTGCGCCAACCTTTGAGGTGTAGTCAGTTACAGTTGCACCAGTTGCGTACTTCTTGACCTGAGTGGTCTCGATGAATACGACGTCGTATAGACGACCGATTTCACCTAGCATGAAGTTACCTGGAGCAGCGTACTTGGTTACTTCGATGAACTCTGGGTTCGAGCGAAGGTCACGAGACTGCTTAGGGTGGATGAACTGTACGTAGGTTTCACCTAGTCTTGGGATGTTCTTAGACGCAAGCACAAGTGCTGAGTCCTTGATTGCACCAGTGGTCAACTTGTACTTACCAGCGTTTGTACCTGAACCAACAGAAGTGTTAGCGCCTGATACAGCGGTAGCAACGCTACCTTCCTGGTATAGGTTGAAGTTGGTAGCACCGTCGTATGCAGTACGGTCATAACCGAAAGTTGCTGAAGTAGCAGCTGACAGTGTATCGCGTGCCTGTACGTCTAGGTACTGTGCCATGTGGCGACCAAGCAAACGTGAAGAAGATGCCATGATGTCGTCGAAAGATGCGTTTAGCAACAGTTCTGAAACTGCAACTGCGTATCCGTGCTCGGCAACGGTGATAGCAATCTGCTCTGCGGTTAGAGCGTTGGTGGTCATACGGACACCTTCGGTCAGTGGAGTTGGGTCCACTGCGAAGTTCTTGTAACGAAGGAAGTTAACGCGCAGACCAGGTGCAACACCTAGTTCTGTCTTCTTAACTGCAAACTGCTCAAAGCGAAGAATTGGCATCGCCTGGAACAGAATCTCCTTCGACCAGATGGTTTGAATAGCCTGTGAAAGCTGGCTATTTGAACCTGAATAAGCGGTAGGCGCGCCAGCTAGGGCAGCGGTACCGGTAACAGCAGAACCTGCCATTTTTTGCTCCTTTCAGAAGCGGTCGTTAGATTAGGTTGTTTTAATTACCCGAACAATCCCTGTCCACTATTTTTGCTATTTCCAAGCAGCTTGGAACGATTCTTCGCATAGTCTGCCAAAGACATGTTTGAAATGTCATCAGGTGAATACGTACGTGAGTCCGAGTCGTTGTCGAGGGGTCCAGAGGCAGGGCTCGTAATACGAGTTCCCACCATTTCCTTGCGGCTTTGCTGAGCAACTTGCGCAACAGAGTCGAAGATTTTCGCAGAGCGTTCTTTAAGACCAGCGATGCTCTGCTCGATTTCATCGCGGGAATTTCCAGAAATTAGGTCTACTAGTTCTGGAATGATATTGTCGCGTTCCTGTTCTAGGCGCTGCTGGCGGTAAGCCGATAGCTCCTGGAACTCACGCTCGCGCTCTAGAAGAGCAAATGCTTTCTCGCGCTCCTGGCGTTCAGAGTTAAGCTTCTCAGCCCACTCCTGCTCTTTCTTAGCAAGCAAGTCACGAACTTCAAGTTCTGACTCTTCTTGCTTCTTACGCTCAGCTGCGGCTTGAGCTTCACGTGCAGCACGAGCGGCCTTACGTTCTGCGTCCTTAGCTTCGCGTTCATTCTCTCTTTGACGAAGAGATGCAATTTCTTCCTGTAGCTTCTCTACCTGAGGGTACAACTTCGCCTTTTCCTGAGCGCGGGCTTTCTGAATTGCTTCAGCAACCTTGTCAGTGTTTGGCAATAGAGTCTCCTCTGCAAAAGTTTCTGCAGGTAGTTCGATGGTAGATTCAACTACCTCTGGTGTGTTTTCCAAATCAGCCATAAGGCTAACCTCTTTTCATTCTCGATGGTCGTTTTCCGTATTAATGCCACTAGACCTTAACTGTTATATGATAAGTAAAACGCAAAATATAACTATTTTGTGCCTTAACTCAATAATGTCTTAAAATAAAACATTAATCTCTGTCAACTGTACTTCTTGAAGGAATATTTGTCCCGTAAGCTTCGTTAATCAAAGTCTGTCTAATCTGGTCCTCAGCCTGCAACTGCTCTTGAGCAATAGCTGCATCTGCCTGTGGGTCAACTCCCTGACCCTGAGGACCTAGTTGTCCGTCACCCATAACGTCTCCATTACCCATCATCATTGGGTCCATAGGAGTGGCAGTACCATCAGGGCCTACCATCATTCCGGTGATGTCCATAAGTTGCTTTTGAATTTCTGCCTTGACAAGGTTTAGCGCACCTTCACCCTTAGCGTCATCCATAAGTTCTGAACGAATTTCTTGAATTTTTTCAAGTGGGAACTCTTCTCCAAGAGCACGCAAAGCGCCTTCCTTAGACTCAAGTCCCATAGACATTTTCTGCTGTAGTTCGTTTAGAAGAACTAGCTTGTCTAGAGGTAGCGGTGGAGGGAAGTGTGCGTAAGTTACGTAAGTAATTGGGTCATTAGGGTCTAACTGTGGCAGCTGACCTTCTGATATAGGACCATCAGTATCTGGATTATATGTAAAAGTTTCTGGTTCTTTAATAGCTAGATTTAGAAGAACTAGTTCGTTGATTCTTTCAAGGCCTCTACCATAAACAGATGACTTCTGAGCGTAACGGTTCATCAGAGGCTGGAATTGAATAGAAAGTGCAACACCAGAGGTGTTAGAGATAGGCTGTGCCTGACCAAGTGCAGACTCAGGTACATTCATCATTTCATGCATAGATAGCTTTAGCATCTGCATGTACTGCATAGCTCCAGTTAGTCCAGCAGCTCCACCTTCAAGGTTGAATACCTGAGCGTCTTTAGGAAGACCACCCCAAACCTTCTTTGCACCCTTTTCAAGATTACCCTGCTTAGCACCAACAATAACTGTAACAGGTGCAGCGTGGTAGTTAATGATATCTGCTACATCCGTTGCAATTTCGTTATATGAACGGTTGATTGAAATAATATCATGAGCATCTGACAATCCCCAAGGAGAACCTGATACCGGGATGTTTGCGATGTGGACTACAGGAATTACACCCAGTGGGTTTGGTCTTGAGTCAATTAGCTCATCGTTTACATACTCTTCAATTACATCATCAGTAAGAATTTCGGTGTAGGTGAACACCTGACGGGTACCTTCTAGTGAGGTTCCCCAGAAACGATACTTGTGCTTAAATCTAAGAAGACGACTTCTATCATGTGGGTGAAACTCAGGGAAAGCAAAAGCAGAGTTCAAAGGAAGGATACGGACACGTCCTGGGTGCAGACGACCAATGCTATCTTCCCAAGCTTCTTCGTAAGCAATTTTTACAAAACAGTCGCCAGTGATAGAGCCAAGCTGAGCCATCTCCAGTAGGATGTGCATTTTGTCGTTGTCAATAGTCCAAACACGCTCTAGACGAGCAGGAACAATAGCTTCAGTGGCTTTAGGTGAGCGGAAGTGAACTCCGTTACCAAAAGTAAACCTATCGATGTAGTCGATGAACGAACGGTAATAGTTAAGGGAAATCTGCATCTCACCTTGTTCACGACGGTAACCCCAGTGGTGACCAAGATACATGGCCCAGTTTAGGGAATAACGGTTTAGACGAGGACCGTGAACTTCAAATTCTTCATCAGCAAGTTCTACAAGACCCAGAGGGGAGATGCTGATTGTAAGGTCAGATGACGAAGCCCTATAGCTTGGAGGTGAAAAGTCAAGAAATGACATTACTTACTATCCTTCTTGTCGTCATCATTATGGTGAGCACGAGCCTGGGCTTTTCTTTCTTGCCAGGCTCTCATAATTCTTTTGCGCTCTGCAATTTCTTCAGAGTCAATATATTTACCGCCCAGTTCTAGATATCGACGATGTACCCAGTGCGATGCACCAGGGCTCGGATAAATACGGTATTTAGCTTTGGCCTGGGTTACTACCATGGCGTAAAGCTTTTCATTAACTGGGACGTCAGACAATTTGCTCCTCAAGGTTCAACTTCCTAACCCCACTCTACTATTGTAAAGTGGGGCCAGGTTGTTAAACTCTTAAATTAGTCGTTTACGACTGTTGGGTTTAGACGCTGAACGCGACCACCTGAAACAACCTTAGTTTCAATAACCTGCTCTGCATTCTGTGAGAATGAACCGTGAGCAAATTCACCAAGGAAAGTAGGTGCTTCAATCCATGATGCAGAACCAACGTGTGCACGTTCTGACATGGTCTCAGCAGCTGGCTTCTGCCATACTGGAGCGTTGCGGTTTGGACGACCAGGAGCAGCTGCGAAGCCGTTCATGATGCCCTTCTGGAAGTCGGTAGGTACGTCAGTGTCAGTAGCGATACCTTCTTCAAAGCGAAGTGGGCCGCGACGTTCTTCATTACCTGCAGGCTTGATTTCATATCCCTGAGGTGCGCGCTCTGGGAACATAGGGTTTGGTGCAAGACCCATGGGGAACTCCTTAAATTTGAGAATGGAAAACTCGAGTATTTCCTTTACTAGTTTGGGGCTTTATTGAATATTTTTCTGGCTTAACTCAAACTTTTAATAAAAAGGATTAGAACCAACTTCAACAGTAGGCATTACAAGCTCTTTTGTAAGAGAACAAGCAATAGCCAAGCTATCAACAAAGTCATCGTGGGCGTAGGCTTCTCTAGGGGCTGCAACGGTAAAGTTATTGCCTTTATATTGAATTTCAGCATCAATCATCTGCTGGTAAAAGCGCTTCCATAGATTAAGTCTGCGAGTTTTAGCATGAGCCGGAAAAGACAGCATTTCTCTTTGAATCAAAGCCTGTAGGTGTTTAAATCTACCAGATTGCTCTGACTGGCTAGACGTCAATGGGATTACTTCTGCACGAGGCATCAGAACCTTGAGACGCTGGGCTACTACGTCACCAACACCGTTGGCGTCTACACCAAGAGCAAGCACATCGTAGTTAGACAAGAAGTTTACTATTTGGAAGTATTGTTCTTCCCAGTCATCCCCTTGGATTTCGAGCCAGTTAAGGACTCGATGTTCAAAATAGCCAAATTCATCGGGACGGTCCCAGTCGACCCAGACAACTGTGACAACAGTGGAGTCCATTTTTCTAGCTGGGTCGACTCCAACCACAACAGGGGTTTGATGCCATACTTTGACGAGTTCTTGAGATGTGTCACCAAGGTCATCCATGATGGAACTCGTAACAAACATTCCTCGTTCAAGTAGCCATTTGCAGTTATACGACATCTGAAATTCATCTGAGTCCTCTCCAATACGAAGCATTTCTTTTTTTATAAATCGGCTGTAGTTATCGTTATATTTAGATACATCTCTCCAGTCCCACTGGAAGTGGTTCTGACGAGCACGTTTACCGGTCTGTCTACGTCTGTTTAACTGAATAGAGCGGTAAAAGTTATTCTTAGAAGTTGTGGGGGTTCCAGTCTTAACCATTGTACCAGCGTAGTACGCACGCATAGGAGAGATTGACTTATTAACAATAAAGTCGTCAGCTTCCTGACACTCATCGATAACGATAAGGTGGAATGATTTAGACTCAATCTTAGCTCGTGGGTTAGCAGTCATCATTGTGAGGCTACTGCCTGACTTCTTTAGTCTAATCATTTTTGTAACGCCACCAACTTTAGCAGCCACATCATCAATCTCTGGGTCACTCAAAACATCCAAAGCTCGTTCAGAACTAAGTCGAGTTACAGTACGGCTAAACAAAGTTTCAGCCTGAGATTCAGTAGGAGCAAAAAGCCCTACCATCAATCCAGCCTTATATTTACCGAGAAGCTCTGGGTAAATATTAGCAAGTCTTGGAAGCAATACCATAAGTGTGGATACTGTGTCAGCAATAGTTTCTGACTTACCTGACTGACGTGCTGCAAGAGCTGTGATTTCTTCACCATCATTAATAATGATAGATTCCATCATTCGTCTAGCTAAAGGTTTTTGATATGGGTGCAAATCATGACCAACTAACACAACCATAAATTGCATCATTTTATCAATAAGTCGGTCAACAAATTCCTGGGAAAACTCATCGAGGTCATCTTCTTGGTCAAGTTCTTCAAACTCGTCAAGCTCTTCCTCAGCGTACATTTGAGGAGTAATTTCCTCAAATTGCTCATCGTCTTCTTCTTCTTCGTCTAACTCCCAAGGATTATCTTCGTATTGTTCGTTATCATCTCTGTAGTTATCTTCTTCGTAATCACCATTCATTTTGGGCACGTTTCTTTAACTCACGAACAATAGCCAGTAGTGCTTCTGCACCAAGCTCAGCCTCTAGTAGGGCATCCATACTCTTGTCACGTTGGTGATGAGTAAGTTCTTTGCCCAACACAAACAAGGCATTCTCAGCCCACATGATTAAATCAGACGTCCCAATCCCAGACACTCTCTTCTCCAGTTTCGTACTTGGCTGGAGTCCACCCTTTTTCCTTGTCAAAATCTTCATCAGTTAGTATCCGTCCTCTTAATGCGTTATTTAGTGCCGATTCTTCATCTGGTTGTGTACCAGTCCATTTACCTATTATAAGGGCTCTGTAAAAAGGTAACCGTATAATCCATGGTTCAGAAGTTCTAAACGGCTCTTTGATTTCTTGGGTGTATCCCTTAACTGCAATCTTACGTCCCCATTGAGCTGGAAACCTCATATATTGAATAAAATGTTTTTTTCCGATGTTGTGTACCTTGGGCATGTGTTCCTATGGTTTATGTTGTCTATGTGGCCTAGCAGCAGGTGGGTTATTTTTAGGAAGCTTACCACCTTTATATTTAGGTGGATTATAAGCTTTACCTTGGGCAGTCCTATAGACTGTACCCTTATTAGAAGCATAGCGGAATTGGCTGGCACGTGCAACACGATAAATACCAGCTAAAACTTCAGGGCTTACATTTGACACATCTGCTGGCCCGTAGGTGTGGGGGGACATTAAAAGAACTCCGGGGCTGTACGTACCTTTACTATAAAGGTTCAACATAGGGCCTTTAGAATAAGAGTTATGGAATGTTTTCCAAGTACCCGGGTCAACATCATAATAATTAAAAAGCGTTCCGTCACGGAACATTACAGTGAGAACTTTTCTCTGCTCATCATAGCCGGCAGCTACTGTGCGAGGACGCCTAACGTTTGTCGATGAAGTTGGAACATCTGTAAGTGGAGCAGGAGCTTCTGGAGATGCATTTGGGTCAACGAGAATGCCATTCTCATCAGTTTCGCCCTCAATGCTGTCATACTCTACAGGGCTATACTGCCCTGCATACTTAGAGTTTGGAAATTGCTGATAAAAAAGATTGCCTTCAGCATCGGCTGTCATACCCTGCTCAAAGGAGGACGCCGTAGCGGCATCATAGCCGTCAGGCGTCACTCCCTCGAGATTAGGCATTTGTTACTTCTTAGCTAGCAGCAGCAAACGGGGTTACAGTTACGTTGGTTGTACCTGTCTGGTTTGTTCTAGTACCTGTTGCGTATGCAATAGACTTAATTGTTCCAGCAACACCAGTTAGAGATGCTGCAGGAGTAATTGAGCCAGAGTCTGCTACAGTAAATCCAGTACCAGCAATGGTGATGTAAGTGCTAGTAGCGTTAGTTACGGTCCAAGTACCGACAACAGCAGCTGGGATACCAGTTCCAGAACCAATAGTTACCTTAGTACCTACTGGGTAAGCAGTGCTTGCAGTGGTGGTGTATACGTTAGCTGCAGTAGTAGAAGTTACGTTAACACGGGTAATTGACTTAGCAGCGTTAGTAGCAGCAGTTCCAGTGAGTACGTTTGCAGTTGCAAAGCCCTCATCCTTTAGTGAGTCAATTGCCACAGCGGTTGTCTGACCAATAACTAGTTCTACTGTTCCAGTTACATCTGGATTTAGAGCGATGTTCAAGAAGATTTCATCGTCCTGAATACCGTCTGCTGGGCTGTCGCTGTCTACGGCTGAACCGTCAGTGTTTGGTACGAATAGAGGGTATCCGTTCCATCCAGTCTCAGCAAGAACGTGGTTGTCTAGGTCATAGTTTAGACGACCTGTTGCTGTGTCTGGGCGTTGGTCGTTTGGCTGTAGAGGGAAGTTACCCCATACAAAATCAACGACGATGTTACCTGCTGAATCTAGCAGGTTTCCATTGTTATTTGTTGCCATTTTTATTCTTCTTCCTGATTGCAATCATGGTTATTTAGTTCATCCTCGTAGAGTATGTCAGTGCAATACTTGCACCTAAACATACGTATATCATCAAATGCTTCAGGTAAGGAGTCGGTTTCAAATGATTCGTCATACGCCCTAGGATTTTGCGCGAAAATCTCAGGCGGGAACGGTCCACGAGGACTGCTGTAGCCGTTAGGGACTGCGTGTCCCTGTACGGCAAACTTACGAATTAGGGGCATCTTCTTCTACCACGTCAATAGTCTCAGCTACTGCCTGGCTCTTTTTACCCTTAGTTGGGGTCTCAACCACCGGAGTCTCTACTGGAGCTGCAAATAGGTTTGGCTGAGGGCCACGAGATAGGAATGATGGGAGGTGACGTTGGCAATAATTAATGCCATACTCAGCGGTAAGCTGGTAAACGTACAAAGCATCTGAACTGCAATTGGCGCAAATAGCCATAGTAAACTCCTTTAATTCTAATATTAAGATTGCCTTATTTTGTAAAAATTTAAAGCATAAACTCAATATTAACGCATACGCTTTTTAGGAGCACCATTTGAACGTCTACCAACACCGTTTACTGGCTTGACTCCAGGAGTCTTAGTTACTGGAGTAACCTTTGTAGATTTCCTAACATTTCTTGCACCAGTCTTGTTTACAGTTGGTGTAGGCATCTTAGGTGTGCCAGGAGTTGCTGTCTTTTTAGCAGCGTTTGTATTAGGTCGACCTTTAGAGCCCGTGCTCTTAGCAGTAACTTTGTCATAGCCATAGCTAGTGTATGTCTTTGCTGCCTCATTTTGCTTTTTTCTAGCAATGTTCATCTTTTTTTGAGCAGGGGTTAGGGTTGTTCCCTTTTTAGCTCTTATAGGGTCTTGTATATAAGTTCTAGCTGCTTTATCCTGAGCAGCAACTGCTGCCTTCTTTTTTTGCCACGCTTTTTTAATATCCTTTTGGGTTTTAAGTAGCTGCTTGTTTGCCTCAGCAGTGTCAAGACGCATTTTTTTGTCTCTAAATTTTGCAATTGGTCCAGCTATGTTTTTTATAGCGTTACCAATAGCGTTGGCGTCACCAAGTCTTTCTTTATTAAACTTAGGTTCAATCACAGTATCTTCTCCTCAATGGCTTCGAATCGTTTATTGCCGTCTTCGAGCCTAGCATCTATTTGTTCTAATTTCTTCTCAACTCGATTTAACGCGTCTTTCATAGAAGAGCCGCCGTTGCGCTTCAACTCACCGTCAATACGGTTTAAGCGCTCCATGACACCTGGCACGGCGGAACGACCAGGGGCTGCGGGTTCTCCCGCCCAATCTCTGTGGAAGTCATCCCAGGCATCCATAGCAGCGTGTATACGGTCACATACCGGCTTTAGAAGCCTCCAAAGCAATCCGAGTGCAGTTCCTACCGTTATGACGCCTGCGGCCCAATAAAGGACGATTTGGTCCATATTACCCTCGTTTTCTGCCTACTCTGGTTGGCCCACCCGAAGAGCCATCCATGCTCCGTCCTCTACCAGAAATTGTTCTTACACTAGCAAGTTGTCTACCAGCATTCCTATTTTGATTAGCAAAAGCCCGTGGTGCGCTAAACTCACCCATCAAAGTTTTGATTGAACGGTTATTTGGCACCACGGGTTTGCGAGGAATCAAGTTTTTACTTTTTGTCTAGAACAGCAAATAGGTCACGAAGGTCATCCATACCAGCAGTAATAAGACTCTTCACAACACCATAAGTAACGTGTAGGTGGTTTCCAGTAGATGCTGTACCTGTTGTTCCAACTAGACCAACAATAGTCTTTCCAGCTTCGACCTTGTCACCCTGCTTTAGAGTTGATGGGACCTGGAAGTGTGCGTAAAGAATGAAGTGACCGTCATATGTAGACTGGATTAGGTAGTTACCCAAAACCTTAGTCTCTCCAACTTCCATCACTGTTCCTGAGGTAATAGCCTTAATCTTGCTACCACCGGCAACTGACCAATCAACGCCACGGTGTGGGTTAGTACGGTAAGAAGCCATGTTCTTGAAGCCATCTCCACGCTTTGCTTTAGGGAATGGTTCTACGTAAACTGCAACTTTTTCTGTCATTGTAATCCTTTCGAGTGATTATTACTATTGTCGCTTATTCGTCGCGATTACGCAGCGGAAAAGTAGCAATCCAGATAAGAAGGGTAACACCAATCAACTTACCTACGATGTCTCTAGCAGAGCCTTCTAGGAGAACCCAACCAAGAGCCAGACCTAAAAGGGTCCAGGCCTGGTCAAGTAGGTCTCTAAATAAGGCGACTAGGAATGCTGTTACTTTCTTCATTATTTTCTCCTAAATGTTCGGTTGGATGAACCGCTTGAAGACGCGGTAGCTATGGCTGCTGTCTGGGCAATTTGCCCAACAACAAGGGTGGTTACAACAAGGTTTTGAGCCTTTTTACGGGCTTTAGGTGAGATATCCGCACCTACGTTACCAATGGCGTTCAATACGTTAGCAATAGCAACAGCAGCTTGACCAACACCAGGAATGCTAGCAATGCTCTCATCTACCACAATGTCGTCTTGCTGAGCCGCTAGATAAAGAGCATCCAACGCTTGCTCGTATTCTGCCGAACCTTCTTCTGCTGTCTCAAACACGACAAGGGCGGCTTCTACAAGCTGCTCTGCCTGTGCTTCAGTCAATTCAGTAGGGTCTACTGATGTTAGGTCAACTTCCATTAGGTTTTCAATAACTACTGGAATTTCTGCTGCACCTTGCTCAGGTTCTGGTTCAGGTTCTGGTTCTGGTACCGCAGGAGGCAACTCAGGTTCCGGCTCAGGCTCAACCACAGGAGGCAACTCCGGCTCAGGAATAACAACAGGTGGTTCTGGAACTACAGGAGGCTCAGGGTCAACCACAGGTGGCTCAACAGGTGGGTCTACAGGAGGCTCAGGGTCTACTGGCGGGTCAACTGGAGGGTCTACAGGTGGAACAACAATAATTGGGTCAAATCCTGTTCGGACTGTAATAGGGTCAGAATATGGAGAATAAATACCGAGAGTATCGTTATCAGAGCGAATTCTAAAAGTAACGTCAGTATCTTCCGGCAAACCGCCAATAGTTATAAACTGGTTATAGGTAGCAAGTCCCCAACCAGGGTAATCTCCATAAGTCCACATAACTGCGTAACGTTCAATTGGGGTGTCTTCGACTACTGCCCCCCAAACTAAATCAACGTTAGTTCCGTCAGCAGTACCGTTCAAACCAACTGGAGAACTTAGAGAAGGTGGGGTAACGATTACTGGAGCAGAGCCATCAGTTGTATAGTACTCAGAAGGTACAACGTTCCAGTTAGAGCCGTTGTCAGAGGAGTACATTAGGGTATCGCTAGCACCGCCACCATACTCGTAGAACCAAGCGTCTAGAGCGTAGGTGTGGCCGCCTTCGATTTGTACGTCAGGATAAACTTGTCCCCAGCGACCTTTAAGAACCCAGTCATTAGTTATAATTGGAATACCGTCAAGAGATAGCCAAAAGCCGTCATCGGCAGGAGCCATAAAAGCAAAAGTGCCAGACTTTGGGAAGGTTACAAAACCTGTGTAATGTACAAGGACATACTCTGGCTGACATCCCGCAACTACGCCATTGTATTGGTTATCGTAGTCAGAGTCAATACCATCGACATGAGTCCAAGCACCCTCACAAAGTTGGTAGGGCTGACGCTCAGGTGTGCTTGATGGGTCGTAAGTATAAACTTCGACATTCAATCCAGATACTGACTCGGCAGACGCTGATGCTGGGAATAATAAAGGAGTTAGAGCAAGAGGTAGTGTTACGGATAGCGTTGCGAGTTTACGCAACAACCGCATTACTTCTTTGGCTCGTCTTCCTTGACGTTCTTCAACTGAAGGCTCTGTTGGAAAGCAGCATTAATTTCAGCATTAGACAACCTGCCATCTTCTAGGAAGGCAAGAGATAGTCTCTCAATTACCTTTGCAACAGCCAAGATACCACCAACAAGGGCGGCAGTAGCAGGCTCAACACCACCAAGGGAACCAGCACCGATAACACCAAGAGCTGACGCCACGAATGTTGCCAAAATTCTAAGAAGGACATTTCCAGTAAGTTTCATTTAATACCTCTAACTAATATTAAGATGCTACAGATTGTTCTGAAATTAGTGAGGAGATTGTATTTTCTGTATAAGGATACTTTATTTTTTTAAATTCCACTGCTCATATAACCCACGCCTTGTGGGTCTCCAGTGGCAATGTTTCCATCTAACCCAGCTTTTTTAGCTAGAGCTAGAGAAAGGTTTCTGTTTACCGCATCTAGATTTGAACCTGGGTCCATTAACCTAGGATTTGAAGTTGCAGCTTGAGTCATAACTCTTGCAGGGAAATTAATCCATGCATCTTTTCCCTGAGTATCAATAGCAACTCTTCCAGAGTACTCTGGTTCATAGGGATAAGTAACTCGACTGTTTTCAGCAATGTTACCAGAAAGGTAATTACCAAACTCAGGGTTCATGCCAGCATAAATGCCTTTAGCTCTGTCTGGGGATATCCTTCTGTTAATCAAAGGTTCTCACCAAACTTAGTGGTCTTTTCCCCAGGTCCCTCAAACTTTACTGTACTAGTTATTGCACCTGTACTAGGAGTAATAGCATAGTAAGAGTCGCCTCTAGCCAAGGTGTGACCATTGTTAAACTCAAAGATTTTTCTCATGTAAATAGTATGACGGGTGGATTAATCATTTTCAGGTCAAACCACCCGTCAGTGACTAGATAGTTTTTACTACTCTTATAAACCTTATTTGACCATTTGCGTAATCTGTCAAAGGCTGGATTATTGTAGAGTCAGCTCCATAATGTGCGTTAATTATTTTGCCATTGCCAATGTAAATAGCGGCATGATAGAAATTAGTAGAACCATTGTAAGCAAATACCACAATGTCACCTAGCTTAGGTTTTGAAACCCTAGTACCAATGTGACCCTGTTTATTTGCTGAATGTGGTAGTTCTAGACCGAATCGTTCATAGGTCCAGCGCACTAGACCTGAACAGTCCCATCCACGAGGACTGGCACCTGAAAACACGTAAGAAGTTCTTCCTACACGTGTCTTTAGATACTTAATTACTTTATTCATTTGTTTTGTATTAGCCTGTACCTTAGCAGCTTCAATTAGTTTATTCTTCTGTATTTTAGATTCAGTAATCAATTGCTGCTGGACAGATACCTGCTTTGTTTCTTTTACCTCTGCAACTTCAGCTCTTAGTTGTGCTGTTGCCGTAGATGCAGAACAGCCAGCGAGAGTTAAAATTACGCTGGCTACTATTACGTACTTTTTCATTTGGCGACCTTACCTTTCCTTGGTAGTTAGTACTGGGGTCGTTTATTGTCGAAGTGACATTCACTATTAAGTTATAAAAAACACCCTACCACACAAATGACAGGGTGTCTAGTCGTTAAGAAATTAAATAAGTTAACAATTCTGGATTGTTTTTTAGCACCATAAGAAGGGTCTCTTCATACATTCCAATGAAATAGTGCTCTGTTTCTTCAAAGGAAAGCTTAGGAGCCATTTTATTTCCAGTAAAGAAAGTAAAACGAATAGCATGAAGAATCTCATGCATCAATACTTGTTTCTTACGAGTATCAGACGCATCCTTATCAAGAACAATCATATTGCGGCGCTCTAGTGTGTACCCGTAGTTGTCTTCGTACAACATACCGTCTTCTTTAGAGGTGTGCTCTACGATAGTCCAAATCTGGGTGCCCACCAGTATTGTTTCAGGAATCATCTGTCAGAACCCCATCCGGAGCCTTTAAAGGTCAATGAGGGGGCAGAAAAGACGCGAATCATATCTTTCTTACAAGACAGGCATTCGGGAGTCTTACGTTCTTCTGAGATAGTTAAAACGTGGCTAACAGTAGCTTCACATGTTTCACACTTATATTGATAGGTAGGCATGATTAAGCCCTAACTAGCTTACGCTTAGTTGGGTCCCACATCTTAGGGTGCTTCTTAGAAGCCTTACCATTTGGACGACTGTCGTTACGATTACCTTTTGGCTTTGCCATTTCATTCTCCTATGCTAAACCCTGGGGAAGCCTTGACTTCCCCAGGGTTCTAGTCTACACCAAGATTAGTCGATGTCAATGACTTTCGGCTTCTTTTCTTCAGGAAGTTCCTTGTTAAATTGAACTGTTAGCATACCGTTTTCTAGGCGTGCATTAGTAATCTCCCAAAACTCAGCAACTGCAAGCTTTAGCTTAAAGTCACGAGTAGCGATTCCCTGATATAGTACCTCACCGCGCTGCTTGTCGTTCTGACGGCCTTCAATGGTCAAAATGGAATCCTGTAGGGTTACAGTGATTTCGTCCTTTGTGAAGCCTGCTACGGCCACATTGAGTAGGTTTACGTCATACTTGCCATCTTGCAAAGACACAATGTCGTATGGTGGGTAAGTTGGTTTGTGTTGGGTAAGTTCCTTAAGTTGGTCAAGGATAGGTGACCATCCAATAGATAGGCGGTCTAGGCGTGGGAAAAGGTCAGCAATTGTAATTACTTTAGCCTTTTCGATTGGATAGGAGCCGTGCTCCCAATCCTTCTTCTTATCCCATGGGCTATTTGGCAGTGGCCTCTTGTGCTTGTCCCACGGGTCGTATGGATTTGGTTCAATGTGCATTTTCTACTCCTTAGACGTAGATAGTTATTTATGATACCCAATTGGCGTACCTATATAGATATTAAAGGAAAGTAGGTATGTTTGTCAAGCCTATTTAAGATGAGGGTGGGCTTCCCACCATTCCCTAACAAATTTATCCATAGGGTTCTCTGATTTGAACTGTGCCGCAGAACCGGCTTCATGGACTTGTTCTGTAGGACCATTCTCGGCCACATCACGCTCTTTAGCTTTTCTAGAGTTTTGCTGCTTAGTAGTTTCTGGGTATACACCATACTTCTGATAGTGTTGCCATCTTTCCCACTTGTTATTAGTAGCCATTCTTATCCTCACAACGACGGGCCATTTTCCGGCCCTACCGATTTTTAGGGGTAGGTCGCCCCTACTTTAACTTGTCGATGTTACTTTTTAGCTTGTCACAAGTTGTACAAGTAGCCATAGCTTCTTTATCTACTTTGGACTTACCAGGTCCACCGTATGTAAACTTAGAGTGTTGAGCAATAACGTGTTTACGTAAAGCATCAGAAGCTCTATTTCTGGCTGCTGTGTTCTTTTTTTCGGCAGATGTTGACTTGCTTTTTGGTCCCTTACCAGGCTTACGCTTGGAACCCATAGGTTCTTCATTGTTATTGCGACGGTCATTAAATTCAATTGCCATTATATTTCCTTACTTACCTTCTCCACTGCCTGCTTCAAAGCCCTCTGTTGTTGCTGCTCTCTTACGTACTGCTCTCGGTGCTACGGATGCAGGTGCTGGTCCAGGCTTTTCTTTAGCTACGTCTATTCCTGCTTGTCGTCTCATATCAAGTAGAGACACATCTTTGTTTCCTCTTAACGATACGTTTAGTGCAGGAAGCTCTAACGGTGCAGGTCTTGTTATGGATTGAGTACGGTTTCTCGTCATCTTTCCTGTGCCTGGGTCTAGTACCTTTGGTGCACAGTCTGCACAATACTTTAGACGACGCTTTACTATCCATCTGTTTGTATATTGCTCTGCATCTTTTTGACTAAACATCTTGTTTTTGTTATCAGTTGATAGTGTTAGGGTAGGTCTTGTTAACGCATAC